CGAATAGTTTCATCACCCCCACCTGGGTCCTCAAGGACGTGGCCCGGGTCGCCGTGAACATGCTGAAGTTTGCGGCCAATATCGAACGCTGGTACGACGACAAGTTCAAAGCCGGCGGCGCGAAAGTCGGCTACACCGTCAGCGGCCGCCTGCCGCAGCGGTTCCGCACCACCAAGGGGCAGGCGTTTCAGGCGCAACCCATCAACGACGTGACCGTGCCCGTCACCCTCACCGACCAGGCCAACATCGGCACGTCGTGGTCGACCGCTGATGCGACCGTCGTGGTCGAGGACGTGCGGCGGCGCTACGTCAACCCGGCCGGCGAACAGCTCGCGAACACGATCGACTTCGACGGCCTCGCGCGCATGACGCCGACCGTCTATCACTCGGTCGGCGTGCCCGGCGTCCCGCCCACCAGCCGTCTCACCTACACGACCGCCGCCGCGAAGATGACGCTGTGCGCCGTGCCGATGAACGGGCGCTGCGCGGTGCTCGACCCGATTCACATGGTGAACCTGATCCAGGACACCAGCACGCTCTTCAATCCGAGCGCGACCATCAGCGAGAACTACCGCGAGGGGCAGTTCGGGCGCAACCAGCTCGGGATCGCCGAGTGGTATCAGGACCAGAACCGCGCCATCCAGACGACGGGCAATTTCACCACCTCGACGCCGCTGGTCAACGGCGCCAACCAGACCGGGAACGTGCTCAACACGAACGGCTGGGCCTCGGGCGCCGCGACCTTGAACGCGGGCGACGTGTTCACGATTGCGGGCGTCTTCGAGGTCAACCCGCAGAACTACGCCTCGACCGGCCAGTTGATGCAGTTCGTCGTCACGGCGACGACCACCTCGGTCGGCGTCAACATGGCGACCCTGCCCATCAGCCCGGCGATCATCCCCTCGGGCAACCTGCAGAACGTCAGTAACTCGCCCGCCAACGGCGCCGCGCTGATTCCGCTGGGGTCGACCATCACGACCGGTGCGGGCACGATGGCGACGACCGCCTCGGCGCAGTCGCTGATCTTCCACCCGGAGGCGTTCATCCTCGCGATGGCGGACCTGGACGCGGACCTCGACGGCGCGACCGTCGCGCGCGTCTCCGATAACGAGCTCAACGTCTCGCTGCGCTACGTCAAGCAGTACAGCGCGCAGAGCGACCAGAAGATGGCGCGCATCGACGCGCTGTATGGTTTTAAAGAGTTCCGGCCCGATTGGGCGTGCCGGGTCTGGGGTTAGGAGCACCAGCATGGCTTTGACATCCACCACCCTCAGCGCCACCTGCACGCCGACGTCGACCACCATCGCGGTCACCTCGGCGACGGGCTTTGCGCCCGGCAACTTCATCCTCGTCGAGAACGAGTTCATGCAGCAGACCGGCGCCGCCACCGGGACCGTCGTGCCGGTGCGCCGCGGCCTCGACGGCACGGTGCAGGCGAATCACGCCGCGGCGGCGTTTACCTGCACCGGGCTCGGGACCGACTTCCCCGGCCCCGCGCCCGGGCAGTGCATCACCTACGGGCCGTATGCGCCCGACGGGCAGATGGCCGGGTACTTCACCTACAGCGTCGCCGGCGCGATCGCGCCCACGCCCGGCATTCACGTCATCAACGGCAGCGCCGTGACGGCGATGACGCTGGCCGCGCCGACCGGCGCGCAGGAAGGCGCGATCCTGATCGTCGAGAGCAAGAACCTCAACGCCAACACCGTGACCGCGAGTCCCGCGTGGATCGGCGCGGCGGGCACCGGCATCGCGACGATGGCGGCGACCGGCGGCAACCTGATGCTCAAGGCCTGCGGCGGTAAATGGACCGTCATCGGCAGCAGCGGCGCGGCGTTCACGTAGAGCGAGGGACCGATGGCAGACACGGCGATCGGCTTGACCGACTACGCGAAAGAGATGGCGCGCTGGAACACGCCCTACGTCTACACGCCGTTTCCGCAGATGCTCTACCGCGGCACGACCCGCGCCGGGCGCGTCGAGGTGGAGCAGCGCGTCGTCACCACGGCGGGCGAGCAGGCCACGGCCGTGGACAATGGCTGGCGCGACAACCCGCAGACCGCCACCGACGAGGAAACACGTCGACAGGAGGCGGTCGGCACGGCGGCGGCCGAGCGCGCGTATCACGAGCAGCGCATGAGCGCGGCGGCGCAGGCCGAAGCGGCGGCGGCGGACGTCGCGGCGGGCGCCAAACATCTCGGCGAGATTCCGGAGCGGCCGCGCCGCCCGCGCCCGTCACGGGCGAAGAAAGCGAAAGAGGCTGAGGCATGACCGACAAACACGACGCGCATGACCCCCACGACGCGCCGGAGAAACACGGCGCGCATGACAAAGATCACGCCGCGCACCCGAAGGCGGAGCCCGAGGCGCCCCCGGTGCAGGAATATCCCAAGATGGTCTACGGCCCCGGCGGCGAACAGAAGACCGTCGCCACCAAGGAGGAGGAAGCGGCCGCGAAGACAGACGGCTTCTCCGAGACGCCCGGCGAGAAAGCCGATCACGCGCGCCCGAAGAAGGAGCCGCGGTGAGGCACGCCGCGCGGACGGCGCCCGCGCCGCTGCCGCGCGCGACCGATCCGCCGATGAGCGACGCGGAGTATCAAGCGCAACTCCAGGCGCTCGACGCCGAACGCCAGGCGCTCGAGCAGGCCTACATCACCTCGCAGACCTATCCGCGCTGGGCCTATCACGAGACCGAGCCGTCGGTGATTGTCGACTCCGACGCGGCGGCGCTCGCGCTCGGCCCCGACTGGAGCGCGACGCCGATCGCCGCGCCGCCGGTGGTGACGGCGCTCGAGCCGGACACGGCCGAACTCGGCGCGCCCTCGTTCACGCTGCACGTCATCGGCACCGGCTTTGACGCGGCGTCGGTGATCGTGTTCGCGGGCCAGGACGAACCGACGACGCTGATCGATGACACCGTGGTGACGACGGGCGTCGACATGACGGTCTGGCTCGGCGCCGACACGCTGCCCGTCCTCGTGCGCAACGGCGACGGGACGCTGAGCAACGCCGTCGACTTCACGTTCACCGAGGCGGCGCCATGATTCGCGATGGCGCGATCTACAACCGTGCGCTCGCCGTCACGACGAGCGACACGGTCAACCTGCCGTACGGGCCGACCGATGCGATCAGCGTCGGCACGACCGGCACCCTCATCGCGGTGTTCGAGAATGATAGCGTCGTGACGTTCGCGGTCACGGCCGCGCAACTCCTCCCGGTGCGGATCAAGCGCGTCAATGCGAGCAGCACCGCCACCGGCCTGGTCGCGCTCTACACCATTTGAAAGGGCGTGAGCGATGCTCACCCGCACCGGCCTGGCCGTCCTCACCGACGCGCTCAAATTGATCGGCGTCGTCGCGGGCCACGAGGTGCCGACCAGCGCCGAGCAGACCGACAGCTTCGCGCGCCTCAATGAGTTGATCGACAGTTGGGGCACGCACGCGCAGACGCTGCTCGTGCCGCGCCGCGACGTCGTCCCGCTCGTCATCGGGCAGCAGACCTACACCATCGCGCCGGTGGGCGCCGACCTCGTGCTGCCGGTGCCGATCACGATCGACGCGGTGAGCGTGCTGCTGGCAAGCACGCCGCCGACCGAAGTCTTTCTCGACCTCGGGACCGACCAGGCCTACATCGGGCAAGCGCAGAAAACGCTGCGCGGCACGCCGCCGCTCGCGGCCGCCTACACGCGCACGCACGCGGGCGGCGAGTTGTGGGTCTGGCCGGTGCCGAGCGCGGCGTCGTCGCTGGTGCTCTACTGGCACGAACCGCTCGCGCAGTTTCCCGACCTTGTCACGCCCGTCAGTCTCGCCGCCGGCTACGCCAAGGCGCTGCGCACGAACCTGGCGATCGAGCTCGCGCCGGAGTTCGGGCGCCCGGTCGACCCGCTCGTCCTGCGGCTGGCCGCCGAGAGTCTCGCCGACATCAAGCGCGCGAACGTCGCGCTGGTCGAGATCGGCGTCGACGCGGGGCTCACGGGCGGGCCGGGCGGCTACAACATTCTGACGGATACCTAGATGCCGGCGTATCCCGGCTTCATCGGCGCCAGCGACGCCCTGCGCGCCCGCACGGTCAACGCCGAGCGCACGATCAACTGGTACCCGGAGATCGCGACCGGCACGCCCAAGGCGCACAGCTGGCTCGTGCCGACGCCCGGCCTCGATCCCTTCGTCGTGCTCGGCGCCGGGCCCGTGCGCGCGCTCTTTGCGGAGGAAGGCCGCTGCTTCGCGGTCGGCGGCGCGCACCTCTTCGAGATCCTCGCCTCGCAGACCGCCGTCTATCGCGGCACGGTCGGCATGGATGACCGCCCGGCGACGATCAGCAGCAACGGCAGCGACGGGCAGCAGCTCTTCATCGTGTCCAACGGCGACGGCTTCATCGTCAATCTCGCCACCAACGTGTTCACGCCGATCACGGCCGCGGATTTTCCGCGCCCCTGCAGCATGGGCGCGTTTGTCGACGGCTACTTTCTCGCGCTCAAGGCGCAGAGCGATCATTTCCAGCTCTCCGCGCTCGAGGACGGCCTGACGTGGGACGCGCTCGACATCGCCCAGGTGAGCCAGACGACCGGCATCGTGCGCGCGCTCGTCGCGGTGCACCGCGAAGTCTGGCTGCTCGGGACGTCGAAGACCACCGTGTGGGCCGATTTGGGCGATCCGGATTTTCCGTTCGCGCCCATTCCCGGCGCCTTCATCGAGCAGGGCCTCGGGTCGCTCTTTGGCTGGACGGTGGTCGACAACGCGCTCTTCTGGCACGGGCAGAACGAGGACGGCGGGCGCGTCGCCTACCGCGCGCAGGGCTACACGCCGCAACGCATCTCGACGCACGCCGTCGAGCAGGCGTGGGCGGCGCTGACGACGGTGCAGGACGCGATCGCGTGGAGCTATCAGGAGGGCGGGCACGCGTTTGCCTGCTGGTACCTGCCCGCGGCCGACACGACGTGGTGTTACGACGTCGTGACCCAGAGCTGGCACGAGCGCGCCCTGTGGGACCCGACGGCGCTGGTCTGGCGGCCGCACCTGGCGCGGTGCCACACGTTCGCGTTCGACCGGCATCTCGTCGGCGACCGCGCCAGCGGGGCGGTCTATCACCTGGACGCGGCCACGTCGACCGACGGCGTGGTGGTGGCGGGCTGATGGCGCCCCACGCCGTCAGTGTCACGAGCCATGGCCCGGTGGGCGATTTTGGCTATAACGTGGTCGCCTTCGATCTGACGACGGGCGCGCAGGTCGGCGTGTGCGATCTCCCGCACCTGCCCACCTCCGTGCTCTATCGACCGGGCACGGATGATCTGCTGGTGACGACGACCGGCGACACGCAGGGCGGCATGCTGCATCGGCTGGATCGGTCCCTGAATCTGCTGCAATCGACGCCCCTCGCCGTCCCGCCCGTGCCGTCGACGCATCTCTGGAGTATTCAATTAGTCCGGTCGGACTATCAGGGGGGCCTCTACGTCACCTATCAGCCCTCGCCGAGTGGCACCGCGGCGGGCGATCAGTTGCTGCGGCAGCTCGACCCGGTGACGTTGGCGCCGCTGCATGACTGGCGGACCTTCCTGGTCCCGCTCGATGGGCGCAGTCTGGTGTCGGCGGATTTCGCCGCCGATGGGCAGCACTTTTTCTTCGCGATGGTCGGCGGTCCGGACCCGAATCAACACGTGATCTATCGCCTCACGCTGGCGCCGGCGCTGGCGGCGCCCTTTGCGACCTATGGCACGTGGTCGGGCGGCAGTAACCCCACTGGGCAGACCTACATCAACTATTTTCTCCGGCCGCGCCCGGACGGCACCTACGTCGCGGCTACGTACCACGTGACGGCCGGGAGTACGGATGCGAACACCCTGCTGCTCATCGCGGCGGATGGGACCGTCACGACCGCCTACCCTGTGCTGCCCCTGTCGCCTGTGACCAATCGGCTGACGGGCCTCGCCGTGTCCGCCGATGGCGGGACGGCGTGGTTTATGACGTCCAACGGCGTCTTCGCGCAGATGCAGTTGGCCACGGGCGTCGAGACGGTGATCGCCACGCCGGGCTACGGGTTGAACGATCTGGTCGTGGTGCCGGACGCGGTCGCGCCCGCCAGTTACCATCTCGACACCCGCGCCGTCCGCCGCCTGCGCCGCGCGCCGCACGTCGCGCAGGACAATCAGCGCGTGGTCTATCGCCGCTTCGAGCTCGACCTCGAGCGCGGGCAGGCGCGCGCCGACGGCCAGGGGAGCGACCCGATGGTGCTCTTGCGGATCTCGCGCGACGGCGGGCAGACCTGGGGCGAGGAGATCCGGATGGCGGCGGGCGCGCTCGGCGCCTATACCCAGCGCGTCATCGCGCGGCGGCTCGGCCAGGCGCGCGACACCGTGTTTGAAGTGGTGGTGAGCGATCCGATTGCGTGGGCGCTGGTCGGCGCGTGGCTCGACCTGGAGCCGGGGACGACCTAATGGCCACCTATCCGCCGTATCAGCAGCCGATCGTCGATCGCCAGACGGGCCTCGTGTCGAAGCCGTGGCAGTTGTTCTTCCTGTCGCTGCTCGGCAGCAGCGCGGCGGGCGTCCTGGCGATCCCGCCGGGCAGTCTGCCGCTCGACCGCCTGGAGACGATCGCGTCGCCGCGCCTGCTCGGCCGCGGCACCCCGGGCCCCGGGGCGGTGGAGGAGCTGACGATCGGCGCGGGCCTCGCGCTGACTGCGACCGACCTGCACGCGACGGCCGACGGCATCAGCGCGCTCGGCTACTGGACGCCCATCACCAACGGCGACCCGCTCAGTCCGGAGATCCTGTTTGATGCCGAGGGCGACTGCGTGGTCGGCTTCGTGCCGACGCCGGAGGCGCCATGACGACGCCCACCGCGACGATCTTCCTGCCCTATCACGCGCTCGACGACGTCCTGCAGCGCGGCACGCGCGCCGCGCAGCCGGCGGCCGCCGCGGTCGTGCCGGGCACGCTCTACAGCGTCAGCGATGAGGGGTACCGGGTCGAGCAGAGCGACGGCAGCGCGTGGGCGATTTATGTGGCGGGCGGCGCGCTCGGGATGGCGTATCCGTTCCGGGCGGCGACGACCTCGCAGACGGCCAGCGACCCGGGCGCGGGCTACCTCAAATGGAACACCGTCGCGCAAACCACCGCGACGACGATCTACTTCGACTGGCTGACGAGCGACGGCCTCGACGTGCATCTGATTTTCCAACTGATGACGCCACCGTCCCGGTTCCTCGTGCAGGATGCGGACCTGGCGGCCCAGTATCAGCTCTGGGCCTTGACGGCCCCGGCCATCAATCACCCGGACTGGTTTGAAGTCCCCGTCACGCTCGTGGCCTCGAGTGGCGCCACCTTTACCAACAACCAACGCCTCGCGGTGCTGCGCTAATGCCGACCGTCCCCGACATCCATCGCCGAGGCACGCGCGCCGCGCAGGCGACGATCGCCGCGCCGCCGCTCACCGT